AAAACGCTATAAATCATAATAATATCAAAACGTATGCTAAAGCTAGAAATGAATTAGCTGCAGCTAACTTGCTTCGTGGTCAAACATTCCCTTTACTCTGGGCCGACGAATTTGCATTTATTCCCTTTATGAAAACTATCTACGGGAACATGCGTCCTGCTATGAGTAAGGCTATCGAAATAGCCAAACAAAACTTAGTACCTTATGGTGTATTATATACAACAACGCCTGGGTTCTTAACTAATGATGAAGGAAAATATGCTTATGCTGTTTTAAACAATTCAAGCAAATTTTCTGAAATGTGGTATGATCTAACATATCAACAAGTTTCTGATATTGTAGATTCTAATAAACTTTCTAGTTTTGTTCATATCCAATTTAACTATCAACAACTTGGTTATGATGAAAAGTGGTTTGAAAAACAATGTAGAGATTTGGAATGGGATTGGACTCTAATTCGTCGAGAAATTCTTCTTGAATGGTCTGATGAATCAGAAAACAATCCGTTTACTAAAGACGAGTTAGATGGAATTCGTAAATACTGTAGAGATCCTAAAAAGACAATTCTTATCTTTGGGAAATACCAATTCAATATCTATGAAGAAATTCCTCTTAAATCAAACCTAGTTCCTAAATACCCTCCTATTATTGGGGTCGATCCATCTGGTGGTGTATCTAAGGATAGTTCTTGTATTACTTGTGTAGATTCTAAAACTACAAAAGTATTTGCTGATTTAAAATGCAATACAATTTCTAATATAGAATTAGCCAGAGTAGTTCAATACTTGGTTACTAATATGATGCCTAACGCAATAGTCAACGTAGAAAGAAATGGTGTAAATAAGCACAGTATAAAGAGTAATCTTTATATTCCAACAGAGTTAATTGCTTAGAAAAGGCTGTTAAGAGTTGCAATACCACAACGCAATCAGTGATGATAATCGTGATGGTTTAAAAAGTTTGCAAATGGCCTAGTTTAGCAGCGAAATATCTATTAAATAGATATACGTCCAACGATCATCCCCTGGCGGGGGAGTAGAACCACAAGCTAATGGTGGAAGAAAAATACTGGCCCTATATCGGAAATAGGGACGACATATGATCTCGTCACTCCTTGTAATGAGGGTGGAATGGAATTGACCATCTGATATCGAGTTGCGTCGATATTAAAAGACAACGGTTATGGATTATCAGTAATTGGTAAATTATTAGAAACTCAAGTTAAGCGTAATCTATATTATGAAATCAAAGATAGAGTTCTTGAAGAAACTACAGATGGTAATAGAATTATTAGAAATAAACGTAAGACTAAAGTATATGGTCTTACGTCAACTAATATAGTTCGTGATCATCTTATAGAAATTCTTAGAGAACGAGTAAACTATCATAAAGATAAATTTATATCTCCTTCTATATATCAAGAAATGAGAGGGTTGGAAGTAAAGCGTAATGGTAAAGTAGAACATTCTGACACCACACACGATGACCAAATATTCTCATATCTTGTAGCTCTGTATGTTTGGTATGAAGGAAAGAATCTAAAAGAGAACTTCGGAATTATAAAATCCAGTATTAAAACTGAAGATGATATTGATGAAGTTCTTGATATGGGTATAGATGAGTACACTACAGATATCACTCAAGAAATAGAGTACATCAATGAGCCTGATGAAAATAAAGGTAAAGATGATATTCGTACCCAAATGGTTGATATGAAAAAAGCAGGAGACTTATTATTTGGAGATTATATTTCTAAGCAAAGAAAACAAGAAACTCAAATGCTTAAAGAAATGCTAAATGATCCTGTTGTAAGAGAAGCATATGCTAGAAAATACAATATCAACCCTGATGATGTAGAAATATATGATGGTACAACTATTGGTAATGAACAAGGTCTTCCTCCTTCATTATTCATAGACTTTAATAATCCGGAAGAAGAAATGAGTTCTACTTCTGTTTATAATAGTTTAGACCATGGAGATATGTATTATCAAAATCATAAAGAAGATAATGGTTTACAATAAGTACTTCCCTTACCGTTTTATGCGGTAAGGGAAATTTAAAAGTTAGAATAAAGTTTACAAGTATATAAGATATTACTGCTATTTTACTTACTAAATGAGGTGTTTATATGCTGGATTTTATTACCAATAATCAAGAATATGAATTACAATCAGATAATCAACTTGCTAGTATCCTTATTCAATTTGATAGTGATTATGCTATGAATATTGTAGAAGATACATTAACGGCAATGTTTAATAGATTTGATACAGTTCCTAAACCTAATACTATCAAAGCGTTTAAAACTATCTTTAAGCAATTATATAATGCTTATCCTTATGATCAAGATCAAATTTCTGCCAAGGAACAAGAAACATATCTTAATATTATTGATGCTGTTTCTAAAAAGTATGATTTCCAATTTATTAGAAATGATGAAACTACAGATTTTTATCCTATTGCAGATTTTGTATATGATTTCTATGTAGCTAAGTTTAATCAGTATATTGTAAATTTCTTTACTAGATTTATCTATGAAGAAAGAGAAAATATCTATTCTGCTTTAAATATGGAAAATCTTAAATACAATAAAGATGCTAGTTCTAATTACAATAAACTCATCTTTAGTAAAGATCCTGCATTGATTACAGTAGCAGCTAATCTTCCTTTAGTATTATCTTTTATTAAAGATATGGAAGTCCCTGATTCTACTGTATATGGATATGCTTATGGGATGACAAATCAAGAAGTTATTAATCTCTTTAATAAGAATATCATAAACAACGTAAGTTTGTTTAGAAGATATAACTCCTTGATCAATAATGAAATATTAAGAGCTGATATCATCACCCATGTTCGTTTAAAATTACAACAGGATTATGTACAGGCATTAGATCCTAGAGTAATTGAAATGATGAATAAATAAGGGAATAGGAGATATATAATGGAAGAGAAAAAAGATATGTCTGAAATGACCATCGAGGAGGCTAATAAAGAAATAGATTCTATTGTAAAAGATCTTGAAGATGAATTAGAAGTAAGTATTAAAGAAGAAACAAAAGTTATTGAAGAAAACTTTAATATTACCGATTCTATGTTTTTTAAACACAGTAAACTTGATACTAAACTTGTAAAAGTATTAGTGGATATTTATTATATGACAGATTTGAATGCTAGAGATAGAGCTATGGAACTTCTTGTACAAGAGTCTGATCATTATGATGAAGAATCTAAAAAGATTGTTCATAAAGTAAATAAAGTATATCATATTGCTAACTTTGAAGATGATGACTTCATTGAAGTATATAAGCATGTATTAACCTCTAATCTATTAAAGGTATATGGTAATGAAGTTAGACTTAGAAGAGCTTTTGAGGATTTGTATTTAGCAAAAGAAAGATCTGGGTTGTATTTTAATGCTTTCCTTCCTGATTTGGTTAAAGCAGTATTAGTTCATTTCGGATTTAGATTTAAAAATGGAGATGAAAAGAAATACAATTATGCAGCTCTTTTTACAATTGCTCTATCTAAATTAGCTAGAAAATTATCCCCATATGATGCTATAAATAATTATATGATTATGCTTACTATGAAGAATATCTCTAATTGGTCTTTCATGACTTCTGAACAATTGAACAAATATCCTAAGGCTACAGAACAAATTAAAGGATTCTTTAAATTCTTATTCCTTATTTATACCTCTGTAGAAATTTCTTCTAAGAAAAAAGAAGATGTAGATAATCCTACTTTATCTGCATTACAAGATATTTTTAAACCTATTAAAGAAGATTAATTCATTGGGTAAGGGCTTAATAGCTCTTACCCATATTATTTTTACATCTTTATAATATGGATGATTTTATAAAGGAGGCATAAAAAGCTATGTCGGAATGTAAATCCTGCAATTCTGGTAAGTATTATCTTGAAGAACACGATAGTACATGCTATGATTGTTCTAGTGTAAATAATGTTTTCACCCCGACTCCGGCATATAATGGCGGAGTTGTTGGTGGCCGCTGTTATTCTGATTATACAAGCACTAAAAATTCTAATATAACTCCTGGTTTAATGAGTGGATTATATAGACCTAATGGGCCTTTAAATCTTTCTTGTAATTGCTGTTCAAATTCTATGGTTACAGGAGTTAAAGTTACTCAAAAAACTATTATCACTATTACCGTACAATATACAGATCCTGAAAAGAATACTTCTATTGATTTAGAAGCTGGGAAAATGTATATTTTCGATTATATTGAAGATGGAAAACTCTTACGAGTATCTGGTAGATTATCTGATATCTATAAAACTTATGATTGCAACAATAATGTTTTATTTAAATTGAAAGTTGATTGTTCTGCTAATTATGTAACAAAAACAGCTGTATTTAAAACAGATCAGATTCGTGGAGTAACTGAATACTCTGTCTATGCAGATCAAGATCCTACTATCGATAATAGTATTCATAGATATGGCACAACCACCGCAGAAGTTATCAAGAATGCCGTTATTAAGAATGCTATTGCTGATAAGAATGGTAATATCTTAGAAGGTACTATTGTTTCTGGTGAAGTTACTGGTCATACATTAGATGGACTTGCTCAAGGAAAGAATAATATTGGTATGGAACTTACTGTCATTAATGGTGACACTATTAATGGTGCTATTATTGAAGGTAAGATTCTTAATGCTAATCTTAGAGCTGGATCTGTTGATGGTAAAACAGACGAAAAGACTGGTATTGTATCTGATGCTACTATTACTGGAACCATCACCAATGTAATTGCTATTAATACAATCATTAAAGGTGGTAGAACAGAAAAAGGCACTATCATCAATCCTGTATTAAAAGACTCTGTTGTATATGGTGCTACTGTTACTGGAGATGATATGATTACAACTGGTGGTATTACAGTTGGAGATATTACAGTCGGCGGTACAGCTGTAGGTGGAAAAGCTACTGGTGGTACAGCTACTGGATGTATTGATGGTAAATCTTATACTATTGAAGATGGAACTACAACAGGAAAGATTACTACAACTGGTGGTACTCTTGTTGGAGGTACTATTATTGGTGGTACAAAAGTTGGTCGTACTATTGTAAATGCTGTTATTCAAGGTGGTGTTTATACTAATGGTACAACAACTGGTGGAGATACTAAAGATGGTACTATCATAGCAGGTAGATCTGATGTAACTCCTATTGGTAGAAATGTTGGTAGAGGAAATACAAGCAAGCCTAAAGTTATTAGACAGTTTGACGTTCCTGTAGAAGGTCATGAAAATCAATGTCCTGGATGCCTTGATGATAATGTATTATTTAAGAATGGCCTTATTTTATATGCCGATAAGCATTTCAATAGTTTTGGTACTAATATGAGTGAAAATTGGGAAGAAAAAGCTGGAGTAACTCACGAATAATATAATCTCATCCTAAGGGGTTAAAACTCCTTAGGATGACTTATTTATAATGAGAGTTGTGTATAGTAATTATTTTAAGGGAGAGGTATGCTACATGCAAACGTTTATCAATGATAACCAGCTTTTTTCTTTTTTGCTATCTAAAGGAATTAATTACAAATTATACCATTATGATGCTTCGAAAGACCCCAACGATTCAGTTCAACCTCCTAAACAAAAGTTTATGGAATATTTTAATAATACCTTTTTCTGGGAAAAGATATTAAAAGATCGAATGAGTTCTGTAATCCATTACATCTCATTCTTTAAAAAAGATAAACTTTCTTATAATATCTTATCAGCATTTCATGATGGTGAAGATATCTTTCTGTTCAATAAGCTATTAAAGATAGTTTATGACAATGCAGCTAAACTGAAAT